GTGTCACTTGTGTGGCGATGCTCGCTGAAAGTCATATCAGCATTCACACTTGGCCAGAGTTGGGTATGGCAGTGTGCGACATTTTCACCTGTGGGGATCACACGAAACCCAAGGAGGGTGTAAAATATATGAAGATGATGCTTGACGCCAAAAGCATTGTCAGTAAATCGTTTACGAGACCTTTGGAATGAGTGATTTTATTTGGGTTGAGAAGTATCGACCTAAAACTATTGAAGAGTGTATTCTTCCTGAGAGCACCAAAAAAACTTTTCAGGAGTTTCTAAATAAGGGCGAGATTCCTAATATGCTTCTCGCTGGTCCTCCAGGTATTGGTAAGACCACAGTTGCCAAGGCTCTCTGCAATGAACTTGGAGCAGATGTTTATGTCATCAATGGATCCGACGAGGGTAGATTCCTCGATACTGTCAGAAACAATGCGAAGAACTTCGCTTCGACCGTATCACTTACGGCAGATGCTAAACACAAAGTCATCATCATTGATGAGGCAGATAACACGTCCAACGACGTACAACTCCTCCTACGGGCGTTTATTGAGGAGTTTGCTGGCAACTGTCGATTCATCTTCACCTGTAACTACAAAAACAAAATCCTTGAACCCCTCCATTCACGTTGTGCGGTCATTGAGTTTGGTATTAAAGGAAAGGACCGACAGTCTATCGCTGCCCTCTTTTTTAAACGGCTTCGGGAAATTCTCGACGCAGAGGGAGTACAGTACGACAACAAAGTACTTGTCGAACTTGTCAACAAGCACTTCCCAGACTGGAGAAGAGTTCTCAACGAAGTTCAAAGATACTCCGTTTCTGGTAAGATTGATTCGGGCATTCTTGCTACGTTTTCGGATGTTGCGGTAAATGAACTTGTTAAAAACCTTAGGGAGAAAAACTTTGCTGAGGTTCGTAAGTGGATCGTTTCTAATCTGGACAACGACACTACTGTACTTCTGCGTCGCATTTATGATGCTTGTTACTCATCCCTTACAAATGCTACTATTCCTGCTGCTGTGCTTATCATTGCTAAGTATCAGTATCAAGCTGCCTTCGTAGCAGATCAGGAAATAAATATGCTTGCTTGTTTAACCGAAATTATGTGTGAGTGTGAATTCAAATGATTAATGTAAAACTGATTCGTATTGTAACTGGTGAAGAAATAATCGCAGAAGTTATTTCTGAAACCGATGATATTATCACTATTCAGAATGGTCTTGTAGTTATTCCAAATTCTCAGGGTGTTGGATTTGCTCCTTGGGCAACTGTGATTAGTAAGGATGAACCAGAGATTACTGTGAAGAAAACTCATATTGTGTATGTCGCAGCAGTTCAAGAAGACGTTGCTCATAAGTATAATGAGATGTTTGGAAGTAAACTTGTAACTCCATCACCAAAAAAACTAATCGTATGAAAAACAAAAATCACCAAGTGAAATCCAGAATGTATTATTATTTCTGGGGAGTCTGTACAGTTGCTGTTGTTTTTGGTCAACTCTATGTTGGCACTGGATATCGTATGATGGCAGGAAGTTTCAACAAGTTCTTTTACACACTTACAGAGTTAATGGAGGAAGTGCCAAATGGGTCTACTGAATATCGATAAAACCAAACTGATAGAACCAAGAGTGAAGACTACTCCAGAGAATGTGGCAGAGGCAAATGAAGCACTGTTTCGTGCTAAAATGACTTTACCTGCTGCCGCAAAACATTGTGGCATGACAAAGAAGGAAATGAAAATGACCTTCCTTGAATACTTGAAGTATCACCCTAAAGATTATGAGCAGTCTGAAAAGTTATAAAACGCCTTTACGCTACCCTGGCGGTAAGTCCCGTGCTTGTACCAAACTTGACCAGTATATTCCTAATCTTGACGAGTATACTGAATATCGTGAACCATTTCTTGGTGGTGGGAGTGTAGCAATTCACATTACTAAGAAATATCCACACCTTAAAATCTGGGTCAATGATCTTTACGAACCACTCTACAACTTCTGGTGTGAGTTGAGAGACAATGGTCGTAAGATGCGTGATGAACTTGTACAACTAAAGTATATACATCCAGAACCAGTATCTGCTAAGAATTTATTCCTTGATGCTAAGGAGAAAGTAAATGACACTTCCATTTCCAATTTACATCGCGCTTGTGCTTTCTACATTATTAACAAGTGCTCTTTTTCTGGTCTCACTGAGTCCTCATCCTTCAGCACACAAGCATCAGAAAATAATTTCTCAATGCGAGGCATTGATAAACTCCTCGGGTATTCGGAAATAATTAAGAATTGGAATATTACCAATCGTCGTTATCAATTCCTTCTTACTGACGAGAAGTCTGTTTTCACCTATCTTGATCCTCCGTATGAGATTGGATCTAATCTTTATGGTAAGAGGGGCGATATGCATAAGTCATTTGACCACGATATTTTTGCTACTGTTTGTGACCGCTTTGTAGGACCTCAACTTATCTCCTATAATTCTTCACAACTCATTCGTGAGAGATTCAAGGATTATCAGACTGGTGAGTTTGACCTTACTTATACAATGAGGTCAGTTGGTGAATATATGCGAGAGCAAAAAGAACGCAAGGAACTTTTACTTTTTAATTATGGAATTGAAGGATTGGTTGAATAGTATCAATCAGACTAAAGAAAATCTGATTGACGAAGATCCATCACTTGAAAAGGAGTTTCCTCCTTATATTGTCAATCGTTGTTTTTCGGGGCACATTGATGCGATTATGTTCGCAAATGAAATGAATCAGTATCATTTCCTCCCTAAAAAACTTCAATATGATTTTTATCTAAATAGTCTGAGGAAAAAGAAGAGATTTTCTCCCTGGCTCCGACAAGATAAGATCAAAGACCTTGATTATGTCAAACGTTATTATGGTTATAGTAATGAAAAGGCAAAACAAGCGTTGAAGATTCTCACTGAAGAACAACTTAATTTTATTAAAGCGAAATTTGACACTGGAGGAAAAAAATGAGCGTGGTTCAAGAACCCGAAGTGAAGTGGACACCCGAACAAATGGTTGAAGTGGTTCTTAATGAACCCGACGACTTTTTGAAAGTGCGTGAAACTTTGACTCGAATCGGAGTGGCATCAAGGAAGGAGAAAAAAATCTATCAGTCCTGCCACATTTTACATAAGCAAGGTAGATACTATCTTGTTCATTTCAAAGAATTGTTTGCTCTGGATGGCAAGCACGCTAACCTTACCGTTAACGATGTCCAGCGCCGCAATCGTATCGCCCAACTGCTTGCCGACTGGGGTCTCATTGGTATCGTAGATGTCACTAAGATTCAAGATATCGCTCCGCTTAATCAGATTAAAGTACTCGCTTATAAAGATAAGCAGGATTGGATTCTCGAAACTAAGTATAATATTGGGGCTAAGAAGAAAAAGGTTGAGGAAGAATAAATATCTAAAAAGACATTGAAATGTCTAGTAGATCTGCCATACTAATAGATAACTTCCTTCCAGAAGATATATTCAACAGCATAGCACTAAGAGTTTCCCAATCCTCTAGTTATAGGGATGGTGAAGTTCATGATTATGTTAGAGATGACTTGTGGAGGGAAGTTACTTTTTTGGTTCTTGATAGAATGAAAGAAATTGGATTATATCGAGAACATCATGTAGCAGCAACTGACGTAGGAAACTTTTCATATAATCAGTTTCGCCCACGAAACTATGGGCATGGTAATTTTAACGGACCACATATAGACAATGGTTCGTATGTTTATTATATTCATCCACATTGGGATGAAAGTTGGGAAGGAAAACTAAAACTTACTGAAGCAGTAGAAGAGCGATATAGGAATGGTATTCATGCTACTCCAAATAGATTTATCTGGATGAATCCAGATGTAGTTCATGATGTAACTACAACATCTGTTAGTGCTGAACATGCTAGAGTAACCAACTTGGGATTCCAAGGTGGATGTTTCGATGAAAATCCAGTTGGAGTAGAATACCTAAATATTTTTACTACCTGAATTAGTGTCTTATAGTGGCAAGAAATAAGTTTAAGGCAGCAATAAATCATATTAAGTCTACTCAAATAGACGAAAAAATTCAGCGTCTGAACGAAGCTCCTACTAATAGTATGAGTGGTGTTTATGACCTTAGTCCTCAGGGTCAGAGATATGGTGAGAAAAATCCTGAGAAAACTTTTTATGCCAATGCTGATGGAAGTTGGCCACCAGGAGTTCCTGGAACACCAGGAGAAAGAACGTATATAAGACCAAGAGGATATTGGGAAGAAGGACCTGGAACAACTCCTTCTGTCCAGCATGATAATATTGTTAATTTGGATTTTTCTTATAGTACTCAAATTGACGATCCAAGAAATACAAAGACTTTAATTGATGAAACTACTGGACGTGTTCAAACAGAACTCCCTCCCAATAGTAGAAGTTTTATTTTGGGTCCTCTTGTTGATTTGTATTTCCATAATCATGGATATGATAATCGCACATATGTTGGATATATTCAAAAAGACACTAGATCATTTGTGCTTCTTGGATATGTTATTGGAACTTGGGGAGACGATGATAGTGGAAATCCAATCCGTGCTGATGGATTTGAAGGTTCTATAAACACAAGAGTTTGGAATGGATTGGAAAGTAGTTTTGTGGCAACTAATCCAAACTTTACTTTTGAGATGCTGCAGTGGCATCATGAACGACTTAAGGAAGGTAAGTATGTAAAGAATGTTTCATTCTTTAATTCTGGTGGTGTTCCCATCATAACTGGTGCTGGTGGATCTGGGCAACCCTCTGGAAGTACTCAGGGTAATGTAAGTGGAACTCCTACAGGTGGTGATGCTGCTGGTGGCGCTGATGCTAATCAGACTCATGGTTCTGGTGGAAATCCAACCACTGGAACACCACAAGATGACCCTATTAATGGAAGTCAGGAAGATGCTGGATTCCCATGGGGATTGTGGAATAAGTTTAAGGAAAAAATTGGAGATTTGTTGAATAAATTTGGAACGAGAATTCCTGCCTTGGATTATGCCACAAATATCGCAAAATCTATTCTTGCCAATGAACCTTTAATTATAAATCAGAATGATATTCCACCGGCAACAATTCAAAAACTTGCTGATGGAATTGATCCAAACATGATTGGAACCATGGTTCCAGTAACTTCAGAACCAATTCCATATTCCGATGAGAATTTTTATGAAGATTCTAATGGAAAGATTCATGAGCATACGCCATCAACTCTGAAAGAATATCCAAATAATACTGGACCAGTTACATTTAAAGATCCTGGATATGCTGGACTTGGAAATCCACTTGCTGCAGCAGGTCAAGCGCAAATGCAAGTCATTGTTCCTTCTTCTGGAGAACCATATCTTTTATATACTGATCATGCTTATCATAATGTAACATCTAATGATCCTGGAGAAGTCCCAGACCCGATAAAATCCGCTTTATCTGATTTAGTCCATAATGTTGCTGGATATGGAACTTATGAGCAACCGCCAGAAGGAGTTCCTGATGTAAATCTAGGAACTGGAAGACAATATACTGGAATTGATGCTACAACACCCAATACTGGTGCAATGTCTGGTTATCCGCCAAATATTAGGGGTGATGTTAGAACAGAAGTTGTCATACCAATTTCTCAACTGCCTCCAGATGTTCAAAGGAAAATCGGAGATGTTCGAAAAAATGTGGGTGGAATTTGGAATGATAATCCAATTAATAATCAGGTAAAAGAATCATACATTCTTACAGAATCCCGTAAGAGAATTCTCCGTGAGATCAAGCAACCTATTTCCGAAGTATCCGAAATTAAACCACAAAAACTTAAGAAGTACAGACCAAACTTTAAAGGTAGATTTACTGCTCAGAACACTCCTGATGTAACGGCATGTAAGGAATCTGATAACATGGTCAGAGCAAAGAATGCTGCTGGTCAAACTTGGAGAAGAGCAGATAAGTACTGGGGTGGTTATGAATCTGTTGAAAGGTTAAATGTTATCTATGACCATGTTGGTCATGGACAATTATATTGGGATGAAATTGTTGCCCA